GCACGGTGGGCGCCTGCACTCCCGTCACGCCGCCCGGCGCGCCGCCGGCCCCGGCCCCCAGCGCACGGAGTTGCTCACCAGCCGCCATGTAGCCACCGCCAGGGGTCTTGCCGTTGACGGTGATGTCGCCGCGGATGTCCGTGCCGGAATAACTGTTGCCCACACGGGTGACGTTGCCCGAGGGCGCTGCAGGGTCCGTGGTGGCAGCGGGCACCGCCGCCAGCATGGCCGCTGCACCCATGGGCGCAGTTTGCGTTCCGGCTGCAAGGCGCATGTCGGTTGGGTTTGGCGCCACCGTCTGCACGGGCTTCTGGAATGGTGCTGCAATGGCGCTCAAGGCTGACCGGGTGCCGCCAATACTCTGATTGCGCTGGGCAATGGATTGGTCAATCGCTGCGATGTTCGGGCTGCCAACGGGCTGGGCTTCACGGGCGCGGCGAAGCGCGGCCAGGGCCTGATCTTCCACAGCGCCGCCTCCAGTCAGCCGCTGAACCGGAGTCTGAAACCCGCGCACGTCGCCGCCGTCAGCAAACTTCTGCGCGGGCTGCATCGGGTCAAAGCCGACAGGAGAACGGCGCGGCGTAACCGATGTGTCCACAGGAGCGGTGCTTGGCACTGCTGGCGTCGTGTCGAATCGCCCGCCGTTGTTGGTGATCGAGCTTGCAGATACGGCGTTGTTGCGTGCGGTAAACGAATCAACCGGCTTGGCCACTGCTTGCGGTGTTGCCGGCGGTGTCGCCATTGCGGACAGCGCAGGGGTTGCGGGGGTAGTTGCAGGGGTTGACGGTTGCGTGTACTGCACAGCCTGCACCACGGGAGCAACTGGCGCTGGGCGTGGAGGTGTTGGCGTAGGAACTGGAGAGGAAGAGCTGAACGTACCGCTGGGCTGCTGCCCGTTGACCGTGATATTGCCGCCCACATTGCCGCCGCTGTAGCTGCTGCCGATGCGGGTTACATCGTTGGTCACTTCGCCGCCGATGGCGAACCCCTTCGCGCCACGTCCTTGGACTGCGCCTCCATTGGCGAAGTACACACCCGCATCCTTGGGCGAATGTGTCGCATCTTTCATCATCCGCAGTGCGTTGATGCCAACGGCATGAACCTGCTTTGGCGTGTGCGCAAACTCGCCGTTGCTGACCTTGGTCGGAACTTTGGCGATGTTCTCCAATACATCTGGGCCGATGGCCTTGGTCGAATCCGCCGGCATGATGAACGTGCCCGGCTTGAAGCCGCGAGGAATCGAATCGCTCGTCCCAGTGCCTGGGCCACGAATCAGACCTCCGTCCTTGCAGCTTTGTGCCTTCTTGGTGTTGAATCCGCGCACGGCGATGCTCCTTGGGCCTGTTATGGCCAAAATACTTTGGTTGTCTGAGGCTCGTCACTGCGGGTTGCTCGGCGCAAGTCGCTGTCGGGTCGAAGCCCGAAGTAGCGCGTGAACGCCTGCTCTGAAAGCGCCGCACGCGTAGGGTCGATGGTGTCTGAATCTGGCCTGCTGAACGCTCGGTGCAGCGCCCAATGCACAAGGTGGCGATGATGCGCAGCATTGATCTCTGGCGTGTCGGTGTCGCTTGACATGGGGGCCAATGGCAGTCGGTAGCCCTCCAGCAGAACCTTCCCGTCCTGATTCGGAACGGGCCACAAGGTCACTCTGGTGTCGTCCTGAATGATGAAGCGTGGCCTGTCGGATTCGTCGTTTCGCCAGTCTGGCCTGGTGCGTGTCAACTCTTCCCGTGTAATCAGGTCCAGTGGTTCGCTTCGCGTCTCGCCCGTCACCTGAAACCGTGGCGCGACAAGCTCGTACAGGCTTGCGTGTAGCGGGTAGGTGTTTGTTCCGGCAGTCACTGCAATCTGGCAGACTTCTGCGTTGCTTTCCTCGTAGATCAGCCGCCCGCGAATCGCAGCTTCCTGCTCTGCCTCATTGAGCCACTCGGTAATCCACTCGTCGGCGAACAGGTACGGGTTCGGTACAGTGTCCGTCGCATCAATGCGGAACCGGAAAATGAGGTCTTCGAGCGTCATGGCGCACCGTACTGATCAACCAGCATCTTGACCTTCTGGCGCAGCGTATCCACCGATTGCCTGCGGTCGAGTTCCTGGCCGAAGTTGACGCGCGCATAGCCTTCAAGCGCCACCTTGTCCATGGTCTGAATCACCATATCCAACTCCAGGCGTGCGTTGTCATCCGGCTGCGACTCGACCTTCGCCGCTTGGGCGGCCTCGCCACCGTAGACGCCAGCCCGGTACACGTCCCGGTTGACGGCAATCATTCTGGCGGCAATGGCTTCCGGCACCAGTTGCACGGCGCCAGGCGCCGGCCACTGAATGTAGGTGCCATACAGCCCGTCCGCGTGCGGCGTGCGCTTGCCGATGTACTCGACCGGAAGGAACCCAGCAGGCACGGCAGCGGGCGCCTTGGCGGCCTTTGCAGTGGATTCTTTCTGGTTTTCCGCAGCGGGCGCCTTGGCGGCCTTTGGTCGTGCCATGGTGTTCTCCAAATGTGAGCGGGGGCCGAAGCCCCCGCGTTCAGCTTTAGGCAACGCCTACGTTGGTGACATTCACCAGAATGTCGGTTTGCGATGCCTTGGCATTGGCGGCAGCGCCCGTGGTCAGGATGAGGTAGGCATCCTTGGGCAGCACCACAGGGCGCACACCCGTGTTGTTGGCGGCATATCGGCCAGGCGTGGCGATGGCCAGGGCGGAGCCAAAGTAGTCGTCGGCTTGGGGCACTGCCGTGCTGTCCACGCCGTCCACGTAGGCGAACCCAACCTTGCCGGTGACGGTAGCGGTCCAGCCGGTCGTAACCAGCGTCTTCGCATCGTCCAGGCGCATGCCTGCTGGCAGGATGCCCACACGCACTACGTCGCCAGAGGCAACGCCGGTCGCTACATCGCTGCCGATGACTGCGCCGCTGGAGTTGGTGGCCACGGAATAGTGGAGCGTGCTGGAAATGCCTGTGGGGGCGGTGGTGTGCTGCTTCTCGTTGCCGAGGAACTTCTTGGTGATCGTTGCCATGTCAATTCTCCTGAATGTGTGGGTTTTGGATGGGGCTGGATTGCTCCAGCCCCGCCCTCTTAGCCAGCAACGCCCAGCTTGACCGCCGTATCAATGGCGATGATGCCGTGATCGGTGATTTGCTTGCCGTCGCCGTGCTCGACTTCACAGCGAACCTTGGAGCGCCCGTTGATCGCGCCGACCAGCAGTTCCAGCTTGTCGCCGTGGTCCAGTTCTTTCTCGCTCCAGAAGAACGGATTGCCGGTCTGGCGATGCTTGCCCCAGGCCTCGGCCAGCGCCTGGCCGCCCAGCAGGATCGCGCGGTCCACGGCGTGCGTGGTGCTGAACGAAGACGGCACCAGGTCGGTGGTGGTTTCCGTCTCGCTGGTGTACGAACCGCACCAGTTGATCGCATCGCCTGCGTAGAAGCGGATGGGCTTGGGCATCTTGACAAGCAGAATGCCGTTCCACAGCGCCGTATCGCCACCCATGAACAGCGGGTGGTTGCCGGCCTGTTGGCCGCGCGCAATCGCGTTGGCCAGGTAGGTGCGGTATCCCGTGGTCTGGGTGAACCCGGCGTACTGCTCGGCAGAGCACAGCAGCACACGCAGGGGCGCATCGGCGGCCAGCTTGTCGCCGTCGAACTCCACGGCGGGCGGCGGCAGTGGCATGCTGTCCAGGTGCGAGCGCAGCGCATCGACCAGATCGGCGTTGAACACGTCGCCCGTGGTAATGGTGATCTCATTCGCCCCAGCAACAATGCGCTCCAGGCCGGTGCCAGTGCTCATGAAGTGGCGGTTCTTGGACGGTGCCTTGACGGGGTTGACCAGGATTTCAGCGAAGTCCGGGTCAGACGCCAGGGGAACAGCCCATTCGACGTTGTTGTGAAAGCCTCGCGCGCCCGCCATATGGACCAGTGAGAGCTGATCTTGCAGGCGGTTCATATAGGCCTCACCCAGCGTGCGGGCCAGCTTGCGCAGCTCGTGCGGCGTGCGCTGCTGCGTCATCGTGTCGCCCGCGCTGATGGGGTAGCGGGCCTGGTTGATGCGCAGGCGGTCCTGCGCAAACGACATGGCCTTGCCGTAACCCTCGGCGTTGCGCGAGCCCATGATGGGCTTGCCGCCAAGGTGGTTCACGAAGTCGAATTCGACCTCATCGCCCGCCATCTTCTGCAGGTCCATGCAGCGCACGATGGGCATGCTCGTGCTGGTCTGCTGGCGAATCATCGCCTCGGTTTGCGCCTGCTGCGGGAACTTGCCAGTCAGGCGGTTGATGGTGGTATTGCGCTGCATGTTCGCAGCGAAAAGGCCAGCGCTCTGCAGCTTGTTGGCAAGCGGCGAGCCGTAGGGGATATTCGTACCCATGGTGATAACTCCTTCGGTGGGATGGGGCGTCGCTTCACAGCGGTGCCGTTTTCAAAAACACAGGGCCTAAAAAGCCCTGTCCAGCAATGCGCGGATCTGCTCAGGGCTTTTGCCCATGAAATTCCCCATCACGTTGCTGTCACTCATTTCCATCAATGCCGCCGCCTCGTCGTGGTGCGCCTTGGAGCCGGCCGGGATTTCCGACAGGCTGGTGGGCGCTGGCGCCTTGGCTTTGGCAAGTGCAGCTTTCGCTGCGGCTGCCACGTCCAACGAATCGGACGTGGTTTGCTGGTTCGTTTTTCCTGTTGCGGCCTTGAACGTGTCGAAGAACTCAATCACTTCCGCCGTCGTACCCTGCGCCAGCACGGCTTGGTAACCGGCACGCGCAAAGGTCGGCTGCGAAGCGATCCAGTCGGCCAATTCCTTGCTTTCGGCGATGGAATCGGCGTCGGGGTGCTTCTCGTAGATCGCGCCCATATGGGCATTGACCTCTGCCTGTTGATGCCGCTGCTGAATCGGGGCGAGCTCGGCTTTCACCTCTGCTCGAACCTGTTCCAACAATTCGGCCTTCAACGTTTCACGCAGCGATGCCACGCTCTGCGAGTTGAGCTTCTGGATGCCTGCGGCAATCGCCTCATCGGAAAAGTCGCCAAAAATGGCCGGGTCCACTCCTTGCTCGATGGCGGCTGCAGCGGTCGCTACTGCCTGGTCTTGCTTGGTCGGCTCCTGCCCTTTGTCGGCGCGCTGCTGGGCCTGGGTTTCCAGACTGGCCAGCTTCTCCAGCGCAGCGGTCGCCTGCGCCTTCCAGTGCTGCTCACCCTTGCGCGCTTCGTCCAGCTTCTCGTAGGGGATGGTGTGAACACCGTCCTTTGCCAGAACCACAGCCTTTGAGGGGTCGGGCTCCGTTTGAGCTGCTGGCGTCTGCTCGCCTTGGCCTGTCTTCGTTTCGTTCGTGCCTGGCACTTCGTCGGCTTTGACTTCGGCTTTTGCTGCGGCATCGGGCTTGCCGCCATCCAGCAATGCGCTGGTATCGCCCTCGGGCAGATTCATCATCTGCAGCATCTGTGCGTCGGTCAGGTCGCCGTTGACGGCGTGCTCTTGGAAAAACTCTGCTTGAGTCGTCATTGCATCCCTGCCACTTATCGGAGTGGCGCCATAGGTCTGCATTCGACTGGCCGCGCAAGCCCGAAGGCCCGCGTCGGTCAATCTCCAGCTTTGGGAAATGCCTCGCTTCACAGCGATGCGGATTCACCCGGCGCTTCACAGCGTGGGGCTTGGCGAGACTATGCGCAGGCGCGCTAGATTTGAGAAACCCTAGAGGGGGTGACGCAAATTGCGGGCATGAAAAAGCCGCCTCAGTGGGCGGCTGTGTGGGTGGGCAGGCCGACAGATCCAGTCAGGCGCGTCATTTCGTTTCAAATCATGATGTCTGCTCATTTTTTTGACTCAAATCGTGAAACGCTTTGAAAATGTGTTCTGCCTCTGGCTGCGCCCAGCACCAATCAAAATACTGTTTGGCGCTATTGAAGCGAGTGAATCTCCCATCTTCCTTTGCTTTTTCCCATGCTTTGCGTACTGACGGGATACATGCTTTTGCGAATGATGCAAAGCTCTTATGCTGCTCTGGTGCCGCAAGTTCAAACCGTTCAAACGCAGATTGTCTGGTCATGCTGGCGCTCCTTGAAGGTTGTCAGCTGGGGTTGGTGTTTCAATCCTGCCTCAGTGTTTCGATGCCTTCATTTGCCCCAACATCGGCGCTGGTTGGCACGTCTGGCGTCATTGGCGAAGTGTCCCCCGGCAATCCTCCTGCATCGGCGACAGGAACGGCCTGCAATGGCGCCGGGATATTGGGGTCTTGCCCGGAAGGGGACGGTGCGCGCCAGCCTGCTTGCTGCATCACAACGTCTCCAACAGGGGCGATAGCGGGATTTAGCGCAATCTTCTCTGCCGTCTGCATTGCTGCGAAGGTGCTGGTGATACCCAGGTTGACGGCCTCCTTGATGGTTTTTTCGATCTCGGAGTCCGCCTTACGCTCCTTGATAGCCACCTCGCGCGCTTTCAGCTCCACTTGGGCCTTGGTCAGGGCGTCCTGAACAGCCTGGGCGATCTGCTGCTGAATCTGCTCAGGGCTAGATTGCGCTGCCGCTTCGCGCACAGCCTTGACGATTTCTTCCTTTTCGGGAATGTCCATCAGCGAAAGCATGTGCGGCAGCGCCACTACCTGCATGTTCTGCGGCATGGACTTGAACGCCTCGCTCATGGCGTTGAGCTGCTGTGCGCGGAAGCTGCTGGAAGCCGGCACGTCGTCCAGGGCTACTTTCAGGCGGGTGCGCTGCACGTCGTTCGTGCGGTAGTGGATGCCGGCCTGCTCGTCGTATGCGGGGGAGTTGAGCGAAACCCGGCGCTCCTGGCGGATTGCGTTGCCGGGGATCACCACCGTTTCCTCGTCCTGCATGTCCTCGATGATGAGCGACAGCAGTAGTTCACCCACCTTCGTGCGCGCCTGCTTGAAGTTGTCCATGAGCGCGGCCAGCGTCTGCGTTGCCTGTTCGATCTGGGTTTGCTCCTGCAGCCCGCTGGTGGCGGTGCCCTTTTGGCCCATGAAGCCTGAGCTGATACCGCTGGCGCGCTCGATGCCAATGCGCGAGTCCTGCAGCATCTTGTACTGCTGTTCATTGAGTTGGAAATCACGCGACACCCTGAACATCGCGCCAGGACGGGCCATCTCCTCGGCGTTCAAAACAATGTCCGCGTCCACCCGTCCCACCATCTGGCGGAATTGGGCGTCGCTCATGGCCACAGCACCCTTGGTGCGCTCGGTGCGGGTCGCACCAAGGCCCCAGCGGATTTTGCTGGTGGTCGCATTCACATTGTCCTGCAGGTACACCATGCCACGCACCCTGCCAAAGGGAATGCCGGTGCGGTCCTCGCGGTGGCCCCAGAAAGGCACATAGGGGAAATCGTGGTGTCTGTACGGCGTCGGGCCATCGTGCAGCTTGTGCGGTCCGGCCCAGAAGCTCACGTTCATGCGCGGCATCACGGCCTTTACCGGCTTGACCGCGCCAGTGGCTAACAGCACATCATGGGCGGGGTTGGTCTTGTCGTACTCCACCACGCGGCCGTTCTTGGCCTTGAGCACCGTCACCGGCACCCAGCGGCGATACCACATCTCGTACAGACACACTCGCCCGGTCTCCGAGTCGCGCCACTGCTGCTCCTCGATGCTCCAGCCGCGCTCATCCAATAAATTCATGGCCAGGCCGGTGGTGGAGCCGCCATCCATGGTCAGGTCGGTGCGGTCGGTCCAGCGCCCTATACAAGCGCGCAGCAGCTCGGCATGCTGCGGAAACTTCAGCGCTGCCTGCTCTACATCCGTCCAGCGGCGGCGCACCAGATAGCGTGCATCGCTCATGTCTGGATGCACGCTCAGATGGTCCCAATACACCTCGTTGCGGTGCACGGCCGTGGCGCGGTAGGGGAACTTAAACGGGTCGCTCTCGCGCGCCACTTCGACCCAGCCAATGCCGACGCACACCTGTGGGCGAAATGCGGCGGTGCAGGCGGCGTCCGCCTTGCTCTGGCGCTCGGCCTGGTTCAGCTTGTAATTCAGTGCGGCAGCTACCTCATCGCCTTCCTTGCCAGGAAGGTCGGCCGAGAGGCGCCAGTCCGTGCGCGTCTTGGCCTCCAGACCCAGTACCGCCTCTATGGCCGGGCCAATCAGCGGCTCGATAGCTGGCGGCATACCAAGTGCTTTTTGCCGCTGCAGCACCTCAGCATCCAGCTGATTGCCGTCCACGTAGTCCATCTCCCGGTCGGCACGGCTGCGCCAGGATGGCTGGTTCTCGATCTCGTGCAGGTAGCGGGTGAACTCGGCCAGGTCAATGCCTGCGGTCTGAGCCGATTTGGTGCTGTATTGCGTCATGGTCAGGTCCGCCAGTCAGGGGGCTCAGGGGGCTCGTACTTGTGGGTGTTCCCGCCGATGGCGCCCAGCTCTTTCTGCTGTGCCCACTGGCGCAGGGCGTCGGCGCCCTCGCTGCAGCCGTTGGACTTGTCGGGCTCGTCGGTGAAACGGTTTTCGGCGCGGTTGAACCGCTTGCGGTAGCCCTCGATGCGCTGAATGCCTTTCTTGCACCGCTCCTTGTCGAAGTAGGCGGTCTTCAGGTGCTTGCGCGTGGACTGGATGCCCGTAATGAGCTGCGTTACCAGGGGCACGATGTAGAACTTCTCGCCTGGCATCAGGTCCTGCAGCTGCTCTTTGATCGACTTGTTGTAGTCGCTCAGGCGCTTGTGGTTGGCGTCGTGCGGCAGATAGTGGCCGCCGAACAGGTAGCCCAACTTGCGCAGCTCGGCCACGTAGTAGCGCAAGTCCTCGTTGTGGGCTTCCAGGTAGTCGATGAAACGATCCTCTCCGCGCATCTCCTGCAAGAACCAGACCGCGCACCCGTCGCTGCGCCCAACGTCCCAGAACGTATAAACGGGCGCATCCAGCACCAGCACGTCACAGATCCCGCCACGCTTGCGCAGGGCCACCATGTCCTTGGCGTAGTAGTTGCCCTCGGCGGACATTTGGAAAGCCTCGTCCGGGGTGGACGGGTATTCCTGCCACATGCGTTCTTCGGCGCCCGAAAAGTCGGCCTGCTTGGTCGCCACGTACCAGGCTCGCTGGTCGGGGTCGATGCGGCAGTCCATGGCCACCTCGATGCCATCGAAGTAGTCATGCTCTGCCTTACTGACGGCAACCGTGCGGCTGTCGAGGCGGTACTTGGGCTCCTGCCACCAGGCATAGAAGTGAAACCGGTAGTCCTTTGGCGTGAGCGGCAGTTTGCTGGCCATCAGCTTCTGCGCCTGCTCCACCATCTTGAAAAACTCGCCCTCGCGCCCTTCGGCCGTGGACTCGATCACCAGCACGCCATTCGTGGGCACCGCAGGAATGGAGCCGGTCACGACCTCCTGGGCCTTGTCGGGGTACTTCGCGCAAATCTTCCCGAACTCGGACACATGCAGGCGGTGGATGGTCCCGGAGCGCATGGACGTGGCCACGCGGATGCTGCTGTTGTTGTGCGCGAAAAGCAGCTCGTCGGCGTTGTCGGCCTCCAGCGGGAAGCGCTCGCGCAGCTGCTCGGGCAGATTGTTGTAGGCGAACTTCACCTTGTCGCGGAAGATCACCTTCGCCGCGTCACGGTCCTGGGCGATGATCCCGCAGCGCTGGTCGGCGTTGAACAGTGCATGGTCCAGCCACAGGATGGCGATCAGGGTGGTGAAACCTAGCTGTCGGGCCTTGAGGATCAGGTTGCGGTGCCACAGGCGCTTGATGAATCGCCGCTGCGCCCGGTTGGGCTTGAACGGCATGACCATCGCCTCTTCGGCCTCGTCATCACCCTTGATCATGATCTTGTAGAGGCAGCCGGAGAACAGGCGCCACTCAGGATCTGCCAGCTTGAGCGCAAGGTCGGCCTCGTCCGTTGGCAGCGGAACCAGCGGCTCGTCGTGGGTGATGATGGGCACGGCGTCGGACATGGGGATCAGTCCTCGTCGTGCTCGGGGTCGTGAGGCACGGGCTTGAACGTGCTGTTCGTGCCTCCCGTTATGGTCTGCAGCAGGGCGGTGAGCGGGTCAATCTTTTGCTCGTTGTCCTTCTGGTAGAGGCCCAGATGCTTGAACACCTTTTCGAGGGCCGCGCCCCTGTCCTGAATCTTGATCTCGATACCATCCTTGGTCTGCTTTGCGCCCGCATACAGGGACACAGCTGCAGGGCTCAAGTTGCGTGTGTCGCCCAGCACCACGCGCGGCTGGCCATCGCCACCGCACTCAGGGCAGGCAGCGAAGGGCATGCGCAAGGGGTCGTAGCCAATGCCGCCCTTTTCGTCGAAGTCGGCGGGGGCGTTGTCCTTCTTCTCGGCCCAAGCCTCGCGGTCGCGGTTCATTTCGCCAACGGTGCGCTGGTATCGGTTGCCATCGCCATAGCAGTAGCGGCAGCAGCCCACTTTCACCTGCACCAGCTCGCGGGCGTCTGCGATGGCCACGTTCCAGGCTTCGCGCAATGCCTGGTCTGCGGCGATGCCGGTGCGCTCTGCCCGCTCCTGCTGGGCTTTGGCTATTGCCGTTTGAATAGACGGTTTTGACAGGTTCTCAGCGCCCATCTGCCGCGCCGTCTTATCGCTGTACCCGGCACGAATGGCCGCCTGGGTGGCGTTGAGGTCAATCAGGTACTCACGTACAAAGCACTCCTGGCGCGGCTCCAGCGCAGCAGGTGCTGGGCTTGGAGTTGCGGCTGCCTTGGGTGGCGCATCAGATTTCTGGCGCTTTAACGGCTTGGACTTTGCCTTACTTGCGCTGGCAGCTATCTTTTTCGGAGCGCGAACAGCTACGCCAGCACCCTTTCCTGCGGTAGCTGGCTTTTTGGCTTTGGGTGGCGCCTTCTTGGGCGCGGTGTTTGATGCCATGCCCGCAGTTTCGCGGGCTGTGGCGATTGGGTCGAACCCTAGAGGGGGGCAAAAGAAAAGCCGCCCGGATTGCTCCTGAGCGGCCAGCACTTAATTCAAAGTGACTAAAACTTTCCTTGCACTTCAATCGTTATAGGCCTTCAGGATCGTTGTCGTATCCCCAATCAAGAGCTTCGTCTTTCGTTAGATGTGGCCCATGCCACGGGGGGTTACGCGCTTTCCATCTATCCCACTCTGTGCCAGGTATTTCCACGGCAAACACGTGGATTCCCTCACTGACATCCCAGCATATCTGGACCGCGTACCAACCAGGCGCCGTAGGATGGTGGCTCCCATCGCTCCACTCTGAAGTATTCATGTCGTTGTCCTTGGCTCCGGGGGCCTTTCACCCGGATGGCTTGTAGGATTTTCGCCTCAATAACTTACGGCCCGCCTTTTGTAGGTGCAAACCCTAATCCGAAAGCAACTCCAACTGCGCCGCGTTCGCCCCAAGTTTGCTTTGCAGCCCCTCAACCTGCCTGCGCAGCCGGCGCACCATATCCGCGAGCTGTAAGGTCTGGTGCGTGTGTTCGATCACTGCGGTCTGCGCGGATGCTCCTGCGGCTACTGGGGCCACTTGGGTTCGCCACTCATGCGGATTGAAGGCCATCACCTGGTCGCCCTTTTCCAGCTTCACGTGTCCGGTGGGCATGACCGTAATGCTTACGGGCTCGCTGGGTTCGTGCCGCTGGCAGGGTCGGTACACGCCCCGCTCCGGGCACCAGATCTCGTCCCGCTCCTTCAACTCCTTGATGCAATCGT